ACGCCGCCATCGACGCCCAGGAGATGAATGAGATGATGGCAGACCTCTGACCATCGCCCCCCTTTCCAAACCAAACCAACATCCTACCATGACCCGCGACCTTGCTACCGCTCTCCTGAACCGTGCCGCTGACGGAACCCAACTGCTGGCAATCCTGGACACCATCGCCACCGATCTGGAAACTCAGGGCATCGAAGAGACTGCCGCCCATTATGCTGCCATCTCTGCTCCGACTGCCGACCCGATCGCTTTCTGAAGTTTTGTGACTGGCCCCCGATCCTGCCGCCCGATGCTGTAGGATATGGGGGTCAACGCAACGGACGCCATGTCCCCACGAAAGGAACTCCGCCTGATTATGTCCCGCCATGGGTTCTCCATCCATCGGCAATCCAAGCACCTCATCTGGCGCAACGAAGCAGGACAGACCATCACCACCAGCAGCACCCCATCAGACGGCAATGCCCTGAGGCAGATTGAGCGGCAGGTCCGCCGCCTTGCCGTCGCCTGATTCGTGCTACAATACCAAAGCAACCGACAGACACCGACTCATGACCATCGCTGCCCTGACCTCTGCCGACGCCGCCGCCCTGGAGTTCTACCAGGAGAACGTTGCCTACGTTGATGGGTTTGGTCTGACCAACCTGGACCGCCCTGAGCGTCTCCTCTTTAAGAAGGGACGCCAACTGATGGAGGCAGCACTTGCCGCCGCTAAGGCACCCACCCGCGAACTCTACTCCGATGCAGAGGTCGTCTTCTTGGTTCAGACCTACCTGGCATCGGGTGCCGACATGCAGGCAACCCGCTCCGCCTACTTCCGCCAGTTCCCTGAGGCAACCCACTCTGCTTCCTCCGTCTGGATGAAGGTCTCCCGTATCCGCACCCTGGACACGGAGTTCGCCACCGACACCGAGTGGCAGGTTGACCAGCAGGTTGCTTCTGTCTGCCGTGCCCTGGATGCAGACCGCTTCGGGTTCTGATTCGTTCGTGGATCAGCAGTTCCCGGGTGCCCCCCTTCGGGGGCGGTGCCCGCCGTGTATATAAAAACGCCTAACTACCCTAACCTACAAAGTGTTACGGAAGGCATCTATAAATTCCTCTCATTATAAAAATTTTTTTCGCTATATAAAAACAATGGTAGAGTTCGAAGAGATGCAAAAAAATCCGGAGGAAAATTTTACGACTGTAGAGGTCGATACAGTGACTGGCGAGTATTATATAAACTTGCCAGAGTGGGTACTAAATGATTTTGGATGGTACGAAGGCACACAAGTAAATATGGAGGTTGAGGGAGACTGCATTGTGATAACGGAAGTCAAGGGAGATTGACGTTACATAGATAATACTGTATGATACTGAAGTAATTACACTCTATTATGGCTAAAGGATTTACCGTAAAGGCAAAGGCACCCACACCGTCGCAAAGCACTGCAGAGTGGGACTATGAGAAAGCAAAGGAGATGATCAAAGGTAAATCGATCGTCTTTTGTCTTCCTGGGAGAGGTGTTTCATATACATATCTGAAACATTTTGTGCAATTGTGTTTTGATATTGTGCAAGCAGGAGCAAGCATTCAGATTTCTCAAGATTATAGTTCCATGGTGAACTTTGCACGTTGTAAGTGTTTGGGTGCGAATGTACTGAGAGGACCCGATCAGATTCCCTGGGACGGTCGTTTAAACTATGATTATCAGTTATGGATTGATAGTGATATTGTTTTCAATACTGAGAAGTTCTATCAGTTAATTCTGATGGACAAGGACATTGCAAGTGGATGGTATTGTACCGAAGACGGTCGTACCACAAGTGTTGCACACTGGTTAGATGAAGATGACTTCAAGAACAATGGTGGTGTCATGAACCACGAAACACTGGAAAGTATTCAGAAGCGTAAGGAACCATTTACTGTTGACTATGCAGGATTTGGATGGATCATGATTAAACACGGAGTTTTTGAGCATCCTGATATGAAGTATCCATGGTTTGCTCCTAAGATGCAAGTTTTTGATTCTGGTGCAGTACAGGATATGTGTGGAGAGGATGTATCGTTCTGTCTGGATGCAAAGGAAGCAGGTTTTGAAATTTGGTGCGATCCTCGTATCAGAGTCGGGCACGAAAAATCAAGAGTGATTTGACATGGCTGACGAATTTTACAATATTTTTTGTAAAGGACGTAAATTGTATTCCAACTTGACACAGGAGGAATATTTCGATATTATGGAGGACCTGTCGATAGAGTATTATCAGACCGGTTCTCCAAGACCTGAAGATCTTGAAACTGAAATTATTAGGAGATTAAACAATGGCAATGCGTAAAGGTGGCGGTTATGTGGAGGGTGCTCCGAAAAAAACTCGTCAAGGAAAAGGTGTGAATACCAAGTATGCCGCGTCTTCTCGCAATAAAGCAAAGAAGAAGTACCGTGGTCAAGGTAAAGGTTAAATAAGACAGTCAATAAAATCTCATGAGTTGTCTCATCACCAACCTCCCATCAGTAGAAGTATGGGTTCGTAAGGAATATCTTACAGATCATCAGAGTGGACACGGTGAATTTGTTAAGGGCGTTTGGGTTTCGGCAAAGTCGATTCCTGGACGCGCTTTTTATTTTGAGACATATTTACCAGAATATGCGGCAATGTATGATAAACTGCCGATTAGCGCGTTTGTCTCGTCGCCAAAAACACCTGATCCTGATATGAACCTACCAAACCTACAGTTTTGGAACTGTATGGACTATGGTGTGGTGAGTATTGACAAGAAATTCATCGGTAGTATGGATTTTGAGTGCTATACACGGGACTTTGGCATTCAAAAAGGCACTTATGTCTGTACAATTGACAATTATCACCGTGATCCTGACATGGTAGACTGGGCAACGAGTGAAAATCCTGCCGAACACAAGTCTCATAACCTCATTGAACTTGAAAATGGTCAATATGCACTGTATCCAAATAATAGATTACGTATTTTTGACAATAGTCTGACACCTGTCGAACCAAAAATGCCTGATTTCAAGGTTTCGACTCAATATTATCAGGTAGAATGTGGTTATGATCGTCTTGGTATGGGTGATGAGGATGAATATCACTGGAAAACCGCTCAAGAACGTGAAAATAAATAGCGTTAAGGGATAGCAACCCCTCTAAAAGTTCTGATTTTAACGAATCAGGAGCTAAAATGGGAAATCATCACCAGGTTGATAAGGGAGAACTGTTCATTGAACAAGGAATGACCCTTATTACAGAAGTAGAAAGTGAAAAATATCTTAGAAAAGCATCAAAACAGAGAAAAATTACTCAAAATGAGGAACTCTATCCAATTCCAGACGATCGTTTAGAGCGTCAATGTGGTGGTGCTCATGGTTTTGATGATTTTGTTGAAAGATGGCATGAGTAAATATAAATAAAATCAAGAAAACTCTATACTAATGGCAGAACAAAGGGTATCCAGATCATTTAAAGACATCAGTTTATCCTTTGTTCCACATCCAGTGACAAAGGATCTTCAAATATTAAAAAATGAGAACGCGATTCGTAGATCCGTAAGAAATATTGTTGAGACCATCCCCACTGAAAGATTTTTCAACTCATTGTTAGGATCTGATGTAAGGGATAGTCTGTTTGAATTTGTGGATTTTGGTACTGCATCTGTTATACAGAGTCAGATTTTGGTTGCAATAGAAAACTTTGAACCAAGAGTTGATAATGTAGTTGTTGAAGTGGATCCTCAACCAGACCAAAATTCATTTAATGTGACTGTTATTTTTGACATTATTGGGCAAGAGTTTCCGACACAAGAGTATACGTTCCTATTAGAGGCAGCAAGATAAGATGCCCTTTACAAAATTTACGAATTTAGATTTTGATCAGATAAAGACTTCAATCAAAGATTATCTTCGCGCTAATTCAACATTTAGCGACTTTGATTTTGAAGGATCAAATTTTTCTGTCTTAATTGATACGTTAGCATATAATACTTATATTACGGCATTTAACTCGAACATGATTGTTAATGAGTCCTTCTTGGATTCGGCAACTCTTCGAGAAAATGTTGTTTCTCTTGCAAGAAATATAGGATATGTACCACGCTCAAGAACGGCAGCAAGGGCAACGATATCCTTTACAGTATCAACTACCGAAGATACTCCTACACTAACCTTACAGAGGGGTCTGGTGTGTGTAGGGACCGCAAATGATACGACATATACTTTCTCAATACCAGAAAACATCACTGCCACCGTTGTTAATGGCGTGGCATCCTTCGATAATATTTCTGTCTATCAAGGAACATATCTGACAAAGAGATTTGATTATGATGGATCTCTTGATCAGAGATTTATTCTTAATAATTCTTATATCGATACTTCTACATTATCAGTTTATGTTAGAAAAACTTCGGAGAGTGGATTAGGAATTGAGTACGGTGCGATTGATAATATTTTAGGAACAACATCAGATTCTAGAATTTACATTCTACAGGAAGTCCAAGATGAGAAATATGAAATAAAGTTTGGTGATGGAATTATTGGAAAGAAACTTGGAGATTATGTTGGTGGAGATGGAACCGTAGTTACTGCCAACTATATTATTACAGATGGAGAAGAAGGTAATGGTGCCAGTGTTTTCTCCTTCTCTGGAAGTATTGTTACTGCCTCCAATATATTAATTGATTCAGGAAACGTTACTATAACGACCAACCAGGCATCTCAAAACGGATCTAGTATAGAACCAATAGATTCAATCAAATACTATGCTCCAAGAGTCTATTCGGCGCAGAATAGAGCAGTTACATCTAGAGATTATGAGGCAATTATAAAAAGAATATATCCAGAAACAGAATCTGTTGCCGTTGTTGGCGGAGAAGAATTGGATCCACCAGAATATGGAAATGTCATATTGAGCATCAAACCAAAAAATGGAAGTTTTGTTTCTGATTTTAATAAGTCAAGAATTTTAAGTCAGTTAAAACAATATACAGTTTCTGGAATTAATCCAAAGATCATTGATCTCAAATCTCTTTATGTTGAAATTGATTCATCGGTATACTACAACAGCACTCAAGTTTCTAGTGCAGACTCTCTGAAGACTAATGTATTGAATAGTATAACCAAATATTCTAAATCACTAGATCTGAATAAGTTTGGAGGTAGATTTAAGTACAGTAAAGTCCTGCAGGTAATTGATACCACAGATTCTGCAATTACTTCTAATATTACTAAAGTCAGAATTAGAAGAGATTTGAAGGCATCTTTAAATCAATTTGCACAGTATGAATTGTGTTTTGGTAATAAGTTCCATGTGAACCCATCAGGACTTAATATCAAGTCTACTGGATTTAAAATTTCTGGAGAGTCTTCTACAGTATACTTGACAGATACTCCTACCATTACTACTGGTAACAGTGCTATTACAAGTGCCACTGCTGCCAGCCAAGTTTTTCTTACTAGACCAAGACAAATCTCCGCAAAGACAGGTGTTCTTTCGATAGTTAAAATCGATTCTAGTGGCAATAGTATCGTTGTTGCCAAAGACGTTGGAAAAGTTGACTACGTTAAAGGAGAGATTACTATAGGAACAATAAACATTACAGAAACATCTATTTCTGGTGGCATTATAGAAATTCAAGCATTCCCAGAATCCAATGATGTCATTGGATTGAAAGACTTATATTTGTCCTTTGATATTTCTAAAAGTACAATAAATATGGTAAGGGATGTAATCGCTTCTGGTGATGAAATAACAGGAAATGTGTTTACTAGAGATTACTATACATCAAGTTACTCAAACGGGAATTTAGCAAGAAACTAATATGATACAGACTGGTTTTGAATCTAGAGTTAAGGTTCAGCAGATTATTGAGAGCCAACTTCCAAGTTTTATATTGGATGAAAATCCAAATGCCTCCGAGTTTTTAAAGCAATATTACATATCTCAAGAATATCAAGGTGGTCCGATAGACATTGCGGAAAACCTTGATCAATACTTAAAGTTAGAAAATCTTGTACCAGAAGTAGTTGTTGATAGCACTACGCTGTCTTCCAACATTAGTTCAAGTGCAACTAGCATTTCTGTATCAAGTGTCAAAGGTTTCCCAAATAAGTATGGTCTTTTGAAAATTGGTGATGAAATTATCACCTATACTGGAATATCTGGAACAACATTTACAGGGTGTGTTCGTGGATTTAGTGGTATTACCGATTACCATCAAGATTTAAATCAGGAAGAACTTACATTTTCCACCTCCTCTGCGGCAGAACACTCTTCTGGTGCTAGTGTACAGAATTTAAGTTCTCTGTTTTTAAAAGAATTTTATCAAAAATTAAAATATACTATTGCACCAGGTTTAGAAAAGACTGATTTTACAACAAGTCTGGATGTTGGAAATTTTCTAAGCGAAGCAAATTGTTTCTACAAAGCAAAAGGAACGGACGAATCGTTCAGAATTCTATTTAATGTTCTTTATAATGAAACTCCAAAAATTATAAATTTAGAACAATATCTGATTAAACCATCTTCTGCAGAATATGTAAAGCAAGAAGTAGTAATTGCAGAGTCGATTTCTGGGGATAATCCTCTCAATCTTGTAGGTCAGACTATAAAAAAATCCACAGATGAATCTACTAGTGCATCTGTATCTTCAATAGAAACTTTTAATAGAAACTCTCAACAGTATTATAAAATTTCTTTGTTTGTTGGAAATGATGAATTTCCTGCGATTGAGGGTAATTTTACAATTACTCCAAATACAAAAACAACTAATACGGCATCTACATCTTCATCAGTAATTACCGTCGATTCTACCATAGGATTCCCTGATAGTGGAACTTTTGTATGTGGAAATAACACCGTTACTTATACCAGTAAGTCAATCAATCAATTCTTGGGATGCTCTGGTATCAGTGAAAGCATAGGGAAGAACGCACTGATCAGAAATAATGAAATATATTTTGGATATGAAAATGGTGATATCACTAAAAAAGTAGAATTTAGAATTCTTGGAGTATTATCAAGTTTTGTACCAACTTCAGAAGACATCAATGTTTCTGAAAACGATATTATAACCATCAAAAATGTTGGCGATTTAATTAAGAATCCACAACAAAATAAAACATACAAACAAACATTTGCAAATTCTTGGATTTATAATACTGCTGCAAGATATCAGGTATCAGAAATTGGTTCTAACTATGTCTTGTCTAGCAATATTGATAGATCTAGTTTAAAAGTTGGCGATAGAGTTGAGCTATTAGAAAGAGATACTGAGATTTTAGCAACAGAAAGTGATAATCCACATATTGCAGAAATTATTTCTAGTAATACGATAAGATTAGAAGGTTCTTTTACAGTAGATTCTAGTAAAGAATATGATATAAGAAGAAAGATTAATACTGCAAGTAGTTCTGCTGTTCCAATTGAATATGGAAATGATTTAATTACTTCAGATGTACAGAATCTTTATAGCGACAAAGATGACTTTGCATATGTTGCATCAAATTCATTACCATCCTCCGCAATTTCTGGATTTACTCACACGTACAGATATAATGTAACGAGTAATATTAAAAGTGCTACTCTATCTTCACAAAATGATCTCTTTGATTCCGATTCTGATGGAAATTATGGAACCATAGGTTTTTCTAATAACGCTCCATTTTTAACTGGCGATAGAATATATTATCAACCAAATTCAACACCACTGGTTGGTCTAGAAACTGGTAGTTACTACGTTGAGGTACTTCCATCTAATAATAAAAGAATAAGACTTTATTCTTCAAGATCTTTTATCGATGGTTCTAGTTTCTTAAAATTCAGCGTACCAGAATCTGGATTTGATACTCAGACTTTTACTTTATATTCGCATAGATCTGGAGAAATTGGAGTACAAAAGGTACTTAAAAAGTTTCCTCTTCAAGCAAAGATAGAAAGTCCAGGAGAAGAGACAATTTCTGGAACAACTGGAATGTTAATCAATGGAGTTGAAATTAGTAACTATAAGTCTCTGGATAAAATTTACTATGGACCATTACAATCTATTGATGTATTGAATGGCGGAGAAGATTATGATGTAATTAACCTTCCCACACTGACAATTTCTTCGGGTTCCTCAAATGCTTTGGCACAACCTGCTATTGGTGGATCAATTAAAGAAGTTTACATAGATTCTCAAGATTATGATATTGAAAAAGTTGTTTCTGTTGACATTGTAGGTGGAAATGGATCTGGTGCTGTACTAGAACCTGTTGTTAGCAAAAGAGTTAGAGATATACTATTTGATGGTAGAACTGCAGCAAATGGTGGTGGAATAAGCACAACTGGAAACAGAATTTCGTTCTTAACTGATCACAATTTAAATAATGGAGATCAAGTAGTATACAATTCAAATGGAAATTCTCAAGTTGTAATTGGATCTGGTTCTTCGACTCTTATTACTAACACATCATACTTTGTAAAAATTGAGAACAATACTACAGTCAGTTTGTTTAAGTCTTTATTAGACTACACAAACAATACAAATGTAATAGGATTTTCAACTGGAACTCAAGGAGTACATAAGTTTAGTACAATTGTACCGAAAAATACTATTTCTGAAATTAAAGTAATAGATGGTGGAAGTGGTTATACTAATAGAAAACTCATTGTAAAAGGTTCTGGAATATCAACAGTTAGCGATTCTGTCAATTTTACCAATCATGGATTTAATACTGGCGAATTAGTTACATATGACTTCCAAACCAGTGCTATTTCCGGTCTTTCAACATCTAATCAGTATTACATCTTAAAGATCAATGATGATTCTTTCAGATTATGTAATGCTGGTATTGCCGGAACAGATACCTCAGAATTTGATAGAAAAGATTATGTCAAATTCTCAAATACTGGATCTGGATATCAATATTTTGCGTATCCATCTATTTCAGTTTCAGTAAAATATAATCCAGTTGGTTTTAGTACTGGAACTCAATCCTATCAAGAGATCGTAGCAACTCCAGTCGTAAGAGGAACTATTCAAGATGTATATCTTTATGAGCAAGGAACTGGATATGGTTCTACAGTATTAAATTATCAAAACAATCCTACTATAACAATTAAAAATGGAAAGAATGCTTCCATAATTCCAAATATATCAAATGGTCAGATTATTTCTGTAAATATTCAATATAGTGGGGACGAATATTATTCATCTCCAGATTTGATTGTCACAGATTCTTCTGGTTCTGGATCTGGAGCAAAACTTAGACCAGTAATTTCTGGTGGCAAAATAACTGATGTTAAAATTATAAACGCTGGAATTGGTTATTCAAGCACATCTACATCTATTTCTGTAAGATCTGCAGGTATCAATGCTCTTCTGAGTCCAAAAATTAGAGAGTTGACAGTAAATAATAATATTAAATTTGGAAATGAAGTTTTACTAGAGTCAGACAATAAGATAAAGTATACTGTTTCTGCATATTTTGAAGATCTAAGAGACTCCTTTGGAGAAAATAGTGGAAATATATCAGGAATAATTGGATGGGCTTATGATGGAAATCCAATTTATGGACCTTTTGGATATTCTGATCCTAAAAATTCATCATCATCAATAACTCGAATGTCATCGGGATATGTTTTAGATACTTCTTACACCGATAGACCTTCTGGATTCTCTTCTGGTTTCTTTGTAGAAGACTACAAATTTACAAATTCTGGTACTTTAGACAGATACAACGGTAGATTCTGCAAAACTCCAGAATTTCCAAACGGTGTTTATGCGTACTTTGCATCTATAAATTCATCGGGAGATCCATCATTCCCATACTTTATTGGCAATGATTACAGATCTAAACCACTAGATGAAAATACAACATTAAATCAGTCTTTCGATTTTTCAAATTCAAATCTACTTCGCAACACTTTGCCATATAAGGTAGCAGATAAGAATGCTAAGTATGACTTCATCTCCGAAATAGATGATATTACTCAACAGCAAATAATTATTGAATCTGTTACTCGTGGAGGAGTAGAAAGATTTGACATTAAAAACTCTGGATCAAATTACAAGGTCAATGATATTTTAGATTTCAACAATAATGGAACTAGTGGTGGTGGAGCATATGCTACTGTCTCTTTTGTTGAAGGTAAAAATATTACTGAAGTAAACACGACAGTAACCGCTTATGAAAATTCTATATTTACGTGGGACAATGGCAAAAAAGTAAAAGTATCAATTTTGCCAAATCATGATCTAAATGATGGTGATTATGTAACTATTTCTGGTTTTTCAACCAACCTCTCCACTCTTAATGGGACACACAAGATAAAAGTTGATACTAAAAATTCAGTTGCTATTTCTACTATTCCTTCAACTGCAAGTATTGGTGGAACTGAGATTTATGTTTCCAGAATTCCCGAAAATATTTCTGTTGGAAGTAGCGTTGGAGTAGGAACAGAAACCCTGAGAGTTTTAGAACTCTTCAGAAACCAAAATATCATTAGAGTAGAAAGAGGTGTAACTGGAACATCACATGATGCTAATTCTGCACTGTCGTTTACACCAGATTCATTTACTATTGACAGCACTGTTGACTTTTTTGATTCTAAGGTAAATGATAAAATTTTCTTCAATCCAACAGAATCTGTAGGATTTGGAACAACTCCAGGCAACTCTTACTTGGCAACATTTGATTTTGGAGACAAGATTGGCGTACAAAGAAGTATACCTACCAAGTCAATTTACATTGAAAATCACCCATTTAATAATAATCAACAAGTTACATACACTGCTAATGGAACAAATGTTTCTATTTCTACAGATGGCGTAAATGTCAGCACTCTACCATCCACACTCTTCATTATTAACAAAGGTTCAAATCTGATTGGTCTAAAAACTAGTTTAAATTCTGAAGAGTTATTCTACCATAGTGGTGGATCTAACAGCGACTTGTATTCCTTTGAATCATCATATACACAAGTACTTGGAAAAGTTGAAAAGATAAAGACTACTGTATCTGTATCTACTTCTCATCAGATGTCTGTAAATGATACAGTAGAATTGGTAGTAAAACCAAATCTTTCTGTAGGAATCGGAACATCTACAGCAGTAAGAATTGCAAGAAACACAACAACAGGAAACTTATTAATCAACCCCATAGGTTTCAATTCCACAGGAATTAATACAAACAACAATTCAATTACTCTCAATAATCATGAATTAAACACTGGAGATAAAATTTATTATTCTTCCGATAGTGTTGCATCTGGATTAAGCACTGGTCATTACTATGTTTTCAAGGTTGATTCTAATACTATCAAACTCTCAGAGACATACACAGATTCTCTAACCATTCCACCAACAGTGGTAAGTATTGCGGGAACAGGTGGCATTTCTCAGACAATATCCCCAATCAATCCAAAATTAGAACCTGTAAAGAATAACAACTTAGTATTTGATTTAAGCGATTCTTCTTTATCTGGATATAAATTCAAAATTTACAGAGATAATCAGTTTAAGGATGAATTTGTTTCTACTGGATCAACATCCACATTTAATATAAGTGGTGTTGGAACTATTGGTGTATCGACTGATGCATCCTTAACGATCAATCACAGTGTTAACATACCAGAAAAACTATACTACAATTTGGAAAAATCTGGATATATTAGCACCGCAGACACGGATGTAAAAGACTATTCGGAAATATCTTTCATCGATAGTGTATATAATAGAAAATATAGTGTTGTTGGAGTGGCAACAACATCATTTGATTTAGTTCTCAATAAAGTTCCTGAAGATACATCATATGCTCAAAGTGATTGCGATGAGTTGAAATATACAACATCATCTACGACTGCAAGTGGTGGAATTAGTAAACTCAAAATCGTTTCTAATGGATATGGATATAAAAATCTTCCAGTTGTAGATGATATTACTACAAAAAATGGTAAAGATGCTTATATACTTGCCAAATCCAATCAAATTGGCAATGTAAAACAATCAAGAATCAAAAATGAAGAGTTTGAGTACTCCTTTGATCCTACTCTAAATCCAACTGCTTACATATCTCCAAATATTGTTACAAAGAATTCAAATACTTTAGAATCTGTATCAGTCAATAATCGCGGAAGAGGATATACTCAAGCACCAGACATTATAATTGTAAATCCAGATACCAATGAAAAAATTGAATCTGGACTTTTAACGGCAAATTTAATCGGAGAATCAATTCAGTCGGTAACAATAGAAGAAAATCCAAAAGGTCTTCCAGAAGATTCTGTTAGATTATTGACCATCAACAATACAAATGGAATTAGTATTCAAAGAGTAGAGTCCAGTTCTACTGGTATATTCACTTGTGCAATAACCGTACCCACATCAGGGTTTACAACTTTCCCGTTTGCCTCTGGAGATGCGGTATTCGTTGAAGGTATACAGAAGTTTAGTTCCACTGGTTCTGGATTTAATTCTGAAGATTATGGATATAAATTGTTTATTGTCGATAGTTACATTGAAGCATCTCCATATCATAAAGTTGTATTTGACTTATCTGATGTTTCTAATGGTGGACTGACCACTAACACTGGTATTGCCAAAACAATACAAGATGGTTATGGTTCTTTGATCCATGAAGATGATTATCCAACTTTTGAAGTTACACAAACTAGACTTCAATTCAATATTGGAGAGCAACTTGTTTCAGATAACACCGCAAGAGATTTGTTTGTCTCTGACTATGAAGGTACAATATTGAAAGTTTCTGGAACATATGAATTAAGTCTAAATGAAGTTATAACCGGAAGAAATTCTGGAACTGTAGCAACTATTAATGAAATAGAAGTTAATTCTGGAGTCTTTAGAGTATCCTATTCTATTTCAAAAAATATAGGATGGTCTGATGAGATTGGTAAACTAAATTCTGATACTCAGGTTGTTCCTGATAATGATTACTATCAAAATCTTTCATATTCTATAAAGAGTAGCAAAGAATATAAGGAAGTAGAGTCAAAAATCAAACCAATTTTACACACTAGCGGTTTGAAAGATTTTGCTGATACTGGAATTACTTCCACTTCTGATGCATACGCATCAGAAACATTTAACGGAATCGATGGAAGCACTGTTATCAGAGACTTTGTAGATGATCTTAGAGTTGATACAATTTATGATTTTGATTTCGCTCAAGACATTGATATCAACCCAACCACAGGAAATTCCAAGTATCTAAAATTACTGAATACCAAGTTAACAGACTATACAAAAAATATTGGAAATGATGTCTTACCAATAGACGATATTAGTAGTCAGTTTTCATATTTTGAAGATGATCCTAGCACATATTTAAATCTTATTAAATTAGATCCTTCAATTACCTATGATAATTTCTTAATTAGAATTACAAATAGCGATAATAGCGAAATTCAATTTACCGAAGTCGTTTTACTAAATGATGGAAGTAATAATTATTTGGTAGAGAAAGGAAGTTTAGTCAACGTTGGTGTTGGTACTGCACATGAAATTGGCGAACAATATGGAAGTGTTTCTATAGTAGTTGATGCATTTAATGACAGTTATTTGAGATTTATTCCTGTTGATGCATATGATACAGACTATGATCTGAAAATCGTAAGAAACACATTTACATCTTCTGCAGCAGGAGTAGGAACAACTTCTATTGGATTTACAAATCTTGTAAGTTCTACTGGAGTTACAACTTCTGGAGTGACTACCAGCATAGCATCGTTTAGCGTAAGCGAATTTGAATCTCTATATGCAAATGTTGAGATAATCAATGATACTACAAACGATATAAACTTTGTAGAGTTGTATGTAGGAACTGATGGCACTAATACCTATCTTTCAGAATATTACTTTGACTCAGAAAGCGATACACCTCTCTCTAATAATTTTATAGGTACGTTTGGAGCAGATCTTTCTTCGGGTGTTGTTTCTCTGAACTACACAAACACATCATCATATAATAATACATATAGAGCAAAGGTTGTTGGTTTTGGCACAACGTCAACTGGTGTTGGAACCCCCTATAGATTTAAGTTAAGCAGACAACCTGCAGGTTCTGAAAGAACCGTACTGTATCAATCTGACTTTACTGTCGGTGTTGGAACAACTAGTATTGTATCGATAGACAAAACATTATTCAACTCCGTAAAATCTTTGGTAGAAGTAAGTATTGGTTCTACTAAGGCTCTTCATCAGGTAATGATGATACAAGATAGTAGCGATGTTTATGTTCAGCAATCAGCATTACTGAGTATAAGTGGTGATTCTCCTTCTGATAGTGCCTTAGGTATAGGAACATTTGGTGGAAACAATTCTGGATCTAACTTAGAATTGGAATTCTATCCAGATTCGGATTATTCTACAGATAATATTGTCTTATCTGCATTTAGTCAATGCTTCTACAACGATTTAGACGTTGCAAATGTACCTCCAGACCTCGAATATGGAAAGGTTGAGGAATCTGTTGATTTAAAATTCTACAATTCAATAAATGGAGATAGAATTAATAGGACCAATTTTACATTAACATCCGAAGGAACACCAATCTTTGTTAAGGTATTTGATCCAGAGAATACTGATGCATTAATTGCAACCACTGGCAAATTTACTATTAGAAATCACTTCTTTAAAGATGGAGAGGAGTTAATCTATACTCCAAAATCATCAATTGTTGGAATTGCAACTACTGCTATGACATACAGTAATGTATCCAGTGGCGTCTCTGATCTTTTACCATCCACAGTTTTTGCTGTTGTTAGCGATCTAAATTATGATGAGTTTTTCATATCGACAACAAGAAGTGGAACTGCAGTAACATTTACTGATCTTGGTGGTGGTAATGTTCATCAATTTGAAATGTCCAAGAAGAATGAAAAATCAATCATCGTAATTGATGATCTTATTCAGCATCCTTTGATTTTCACCAGCGTATCACATACGCTTTCGGGATCAATTGGAACTACAACTACAACTTTAAGTCTTAGCGGTATTTCTTCTATTAATCCATCAGACATTCTGAAGATTGATGATGAATATATGCGAGTTAATAATGTTGGTTTAGGAACTACTAGTGTTGGACCAATTACAAATAGTGGATCGTTTAATTTAGTAGATGCTGAAAGAGGATTTGTAGGGACGATAGCAACTTCACATAGTTCTTCAACACAAATTGATGTTTACAGAGGAGCATTTAATATTGTAGAAAATGAAATACATTTTGCAGATGCTCCTAGAGGAAATCCACAGATCGATAAAACTAAGTTCAATCTTGACTATGAGACATCAGAGTTTAATGGTAGAGTGTTCTTGAGATCTGACTATACCTCAAATAAGGTATATGATGATCTGTCAGAAGAGTTTAATGGTATAGGTAGAACCTTTACATTGAAGGTTGGCGGAGCAGATACAACTGGAATTGGAACAATAGGTGCCAGTGGAATAGTTCTTATAAATGGAATATTCCAACAACCAACTACTACAAACAATCCAAGAGGAAACTTTGAAATACTCGAAGACACTAGTGCAGGAATTAGTACAATTATATTCTCTGGAATTACAAAACCAGATACTGATCCATTAGAGTATGTAATATCAGATTATGATGTAAATCAAAATGAAACTCCTAGGGGTGGAATTGTAGTTTCACTAGGATCAACAACTGGTCTTGGTTTTGCACCTCTTGTAGGCGCTTCTGTTACTGCCGTAACAGGTGCAGGAGGATCTATTACGGGTATTACCACAGGAATTCCTGGAGGATCTTTTGGATCTGGATACAATGGATTAACTTCAATCGGAGTTACAGTTTATGATTCCACTCAAGATGCTGGTGGAGATCCTGCAAGTATTACTGCAATTGTTGGTGCTGGTGGTTCCCTTTCCTTTAGTATTGGAGCTGGTGGAACTGGATATAATAATCCACAAATATACGTATCATCGCCAACTTATGAAAATCTTTCAGTAACAGGTGTTTCTAGACTTGGTATCGGAGTTACAACACAAACAGGTATTGGTTTATCAATTAGTTTAAAAGTAGGAAATGTTGGAGCAACTGGAATAGGATCAACACATTTTGGAGTTACTGAGTTTGATATTACTAGAAATGGTTATAGTTTCCGAAGAGGAGATGTATTAAAACCAGTCGGACTGGTTACGGATGCAAGATTAGCATCTCCAATATCAGAATTTGAACTAACTGTTCTTGAGACTTATTCTGATAAGTTTGCATCATGGGAATTTGGTCAACTTGATTTCATTGACTCTATTAAAGATTATCAAGATGGATCAAGACGAACATTCCCATTATTCTACAATGGAGATCTGATTAGTTTTGAACAAGATCGTGACTCCAGAACAACTCTGCAAAATTGTCTTTTGATTTTCATCAATGGTGTGCTTCAGGAACCTGGAGTTGCTTATGAATTTGGTGGAGGAACATCCTTCATATTCACAACGGCACCAAAAATAGAAGATAGCATTTCAATTTATTTCTACAAAGGAACACCAGCAGACATTCAGATTGTTACTAACGTTTCAGAAACAATCAAGAAAGGAGATACTGTCCAGGTATTGAAATATAATTCAAAACCCAATATTTCTGGTCAAGATAAGAGAACTGTAACAGATTTATCTTACTCAGATAAATTTGAAACAGACTTGTATTCTGGTCAAGGCATCAGCACAACTTTCAGACCATTAAGTTGGACTAAGCAAAAGTCTGATAAGAAAATAAATGGAGAGATTGTTTCAAAATCAAGGGATTCCATCGAATCTTTAATATTCCCAACTGCAAATGTTATAGGAGACTTGTCAACTACAGATACTGAAGTATTCATTGATAGTGTTGAACTGTTTAAGTACGAAGATCCAGACCTAGCTTCTTTTGATTGTTTGGTAATTGGTGGAATATCAACTGCTGCTATATCCACTGTTACTGGAAATGACTCTATTGAACTTATATCTAATTTCACAACAATTCAAGGAGACTCTGGTGCCATTGTTGGTATTGCAACAACAAGTACTCCAAACCTTGCAATAGAATTTACTTTAGATTCTTTGGTTACTTCCAATTTACAAGTTGGTTATCCAATTTACATTTTTGACACGCTGGTTGGAAATGGAGTTACATCCATTATCTCTTCAGATTCCGAAGTTGTTGGAATAGGAACTACTCGTGTTGATAATATCTACAGTGTAACTGCATTAGATAACGCAAGTGGTGTTATAACCTGTAGAGTCCACTCTGCTTCTGATATAGTTGGAATTAACACTACAGGATCTACTGATTATCCTGTTGGAAGATATTCCTGGGGAAGAATATCCAATACTTCTGGTTTGGTTAGATCTGGAAATCCAATTTCGATTGGGGTAACAGGAAATATCGTATCTGGATTGGCAACATATCCAGTGGTCCAAAGAAGAAACGTTGGTATAAGGTCTACTGGCGCTCTTCCTAAACTGTTATAAATATCTAAAAAACTATGTTAATATGGCTGCTGTCGTAACAGATCAATTTAGAATACTGAATGCTAATAATTTTGTCGATTCCGTTCTAGATAATAATAATTCATATTATGTGTTTTTAGGTTTGCCGAACTCATCGGTTACTGGATTTGGCAGAACGTCTACTTGGAGTACCGCATCCAGTGGTCCTCCAAGTCCTACTGATAATTTACAATACTTGTCTCATTATAGAGACACTGGATTGTTTGGAAAAAGAATTACAAGCACTAATATTAGAAGAGTAATAAGAAAAGTTCAGTGGACGACAAATACTGCCTATGACATGTATAGGCATGATTATAGTTCTTCTAATCTTACACCAAATTCTGGAACAAGTAGATTATATGATTCAAATTACTATGTAATTAATAGTGATTTTAGAGTCTATATTTGTATTGATAATGGTTCTTCTGGAACTAATGTAAAAGGAGAAAGATCTAAATTTGAACCAACATCCACAGATTTGCAACCATTTTCTGCAGGATCTGACGGATATTTGTGGAAATATTTGTTCTCCATTTCACCAAGTGATGTAATTAAGTTTGACTCCACAGAATATATTGTGGTTCCAAACGATTGGGACATTTCAACAGACACACAAATTCAATCTGTTAGAGAAGCAGGAGATTCTGATACAAATAACAATCAGATTAAAAAAGTTTATATTGAAAGTGGTGGAACTGGATATTCTAATGGAACATATGATATTTTAGGTGATGGAAGTGGCGGCAGAGTTTCTATTACAGTTGACAGTAATGGAACTATTACTTCTACTAGTGTTGTTACTGGAGGAAAAGGATATACTTTTGGAATCGTTGATTTGGAAAGAACCGGAACCATTTCAAGCGCAGCAAATCTTATTCCAATCATTCCACCATCTAAAGGACATGGTTATGATATTTACAGTGAACTTGGAACTGATAGAGTTTTAGTTTATTCTAGATTTGATGATTCAACTAAAGATTTCCCCGTCGATACAAAGTTTGCTCAAGTTGGAATTGTAAAAAATCCTAAGGAATATGCTGGTGTTTCCACGTTTACAGGATCAACTTATTCTGGATTGTATGCATTAAAACTTGATGCTGGATATACTGGTACACCTACAGTTGGAGAAACTGTGTCGCAAACACAATCTTCGACAGATATTGCAAAGGGATATGTAGCTTCATATGACAGCACTACAAAAGTTTTGAAATATTTCAAAGATAGATCTTTATTCCTTACAAATGGTGTAAATCAAGAGGATAGAACAACCATTGGCGTAAACTCCAAAGTTGTTGAATTTAATAATAGCGATAGTATAACCTTCACCACAGCATCTAGCACCACTGTATCTGCAGGATTTACTGGAAGTTCAGTAAATGGAACAAATTTGGGAATTACTTTCACAGGTGGTCTTGCCAATCCAGAGATAAATAAAAAGACGGGGGACATTATCTACATTGATAACAGACCCGAGGTTGAAAGAAATCTTAGGCAAAAAGAAGACGTTAAAATCATTCTGGAATTCTAAAAAAGATGGCACAAAAAACAGACTTAAATATCAACCCCTATTTTGATGATTTCGATTCGGGTAAAAACTTTTACAAAGTCTTATTTAAGCCAGGATATCCAGTTCAGGCACGAGAACTAACGACGTTACAATCAATATTACAAAATCAAATCGAATCTTTTGGAAGTTATACTTTCAAAGAAGGAACAGTTGTAATTCCAGGTAATATTGCATATGATAGTCAATTCTATGCGGTAAAACTAAATTCAACTACTTTTGGTGTTGATGTAGCTCTTTACATCGACAAATTTATTGGCAAGAAGATAACGGGTCAAACATCAGGAACTACGGCAACTATTCAATATGTCGCTCTTCCAGATGGATCAAATGTAGAAGACACTACGATTTATGTAAAATACGTAGATTCTAACGACAATTTTGTTTTTGATCAGTTTGAAGATGGCGAATCTTTATATGCTGATGAAAACGTAACTTATGGTAACACCACGATCAATTCTGGAACTCCATTTGCATCTTTAATTAGTTCCGATGCAACTTCTATCGGATCTGCTGCATCAATAGGAGAAGGGGTTTACTTTATTAGAGGATATTTTGCTAATGTTTCTAAACAAACAATAGTATTAGATCATTACACAAATACACCATCATACAGAGTAGGATTAACAATACAAGAACTTCTTGTAAATGCTAAGGATGATTCTTCTTTATATGATAACGCAAAAGGATTTACAAACTTCTCTGCACCAGGTGCAGACAGACTGCAAATTAATTTAACATTAACCAAGAAGTTACTAACTGATACTAACGATACAGACTTTGTAGAACTTCTTAGAGTAGAAGATGGTAAAATAAAGAAAATTGAGAATAAAACTCAACTTAATAGACTTGGAGATTATATTGCAGAAAGAACTTATGAAGAGTCTGGTCACTATGCACTAGAGAATTTCAAATTATCATTACATAATTCTTTAAATGATAAATTGGGTAATGATGGTTTATTTTTCAACAATCAATCAACAGAGCAATTGAACACTCCATCAGAAGATCTGATGTGTGTAAAAGTTTCTTCTGGAGAGGCATATGTTGGAGGATATAATGTTGAAAAGGTTGCAAATACGATTCTTGACGTAGAAAAACCAAGAGATACTGCAACAGTATCAACAACAAATATTCCCTTTGAAATGGGAAATCTTCTAAGAGTTAATAATGTATCTGGTGCTCCAAAACAAAAAGAATCTATTGATCTTTATAATCAATTTGCTGGTGGTGGAACACAGATTGGTGATGCCAGAGTCTATACATTCAACTTAACTGGTTCTGCATATCAGGATGCATCTACAAATTGGGATCTATATCTTTATGATGTTCAGACTTATACATCTCTTACACTAAACACACCAGTAGCACCTTTAGGTCTTATAACCTCTTCTTATATTAAAGGAAAGAGTAGTGGTGCTAGTGGATATGCCGTTTCTTCTGGATCTGGAAGCACAGTAAGTATTAGACAGACTTCTGGAACTTTTGCTGTAGGAGAGCAACTCATTATTAATGGAATAGATGCTTCTGCTACAGTTGCATCAGTTATCGTATATGGAACTAGAGATATCAAGTCAGTTTCTCAGTCTGGTGTTTCTGGATTCCCATCATTTACTGCAGATTCTTTACTAGATTCTACCAATCTTCCAAATGGTGTTATTGGTGGAACCATCAGTGGTGGAAATACTCTTGTAAGTCCAGGAAAAGTGTTCACAGGCGTTAAAGTCGGTGACATTATCAGATATCAAACTGCCTCTGGCGATGAAACTTTCAACAGAGTTACAGCAAACAATACAACATCTTTAACAATCGCAGCGTCTACAACTGTTTCTGGTGTTCATGTAGGAACAGTTTCTAATGGAACATATTCGCAAATCAAACTTGGCGTTCCAGCACTGAGAAATCAAGATAAAGGATATCTCTATGCAGAACTTCCTGATTCGAACATCGAATCAGTAAATCTTTCTGGATCAACTTTAAAAATATCGGAACAGATTACTGGAGAAAGTACAGATTCATCTGGAGTATTAACTTTTGATCTTTCATCAATTAGTGGAATTTCTAGTGCGTTTTTCGATCCATTCGATGAAGAAAGATATTCTGTACACTATACTGGTGGTGGAATTGGTACAGTAACATCCGATGCGTTTTCAATTAGTGGCAACACAGTAACCATTAATGGTTTGACCGCATCGCAGTCTAGTATTGTTGTTAATACTTCTTTGACCAAAAATGGAATTCAAAGTAAGATAAAAGATTACACAAGAAGTTCTACAGTAGACGTTGTTTACTCTAAGTATGGACAGTCTGGTGTTGGTGTTAATACATCAATTAATGATGGTTTAACTTACAATACAAATTATGGTTTAAGAGTTCAAGACGAAGAAATTTCTTTGAATTGGCCAGATGTAGTAAAAGTTCTCGCTGTTTTCGAATCTTTAGACGAAAATGCGCCAACTTTGGATCAAATTCAATTCTTTGATACTGCAGTTGTAAGCAATGCTATTATCGGAGAAAATATAGTAAGTTCATCAAGCAACGCCATAGCAAGAGTTGTTGCTAAACCATCTTCACTTGTTTTATCCGTTGTCTATTTAAATCAAGACAGATTTATTAACGGAGAAACGGTAACACTTGAAGAGTCTAATAACACTGCTCCAATTCAGTCTCTAACAAAAGGTTCCTATAAAAATATAACATCATCTTTTGTCTTAGATAAGAGTCAGAAAGATCAGTACTATGATTATTCAAGACTTATCAGAAGTGTAAATACTCCTGTTCCATCCAGAAGATTGAAAGTTGTATTTGATCATTATACAATTCCTGCTTCAGATAATGGAGATGTATACACAGTTTTAAGTTATGGCGAGGATAGATTTGCCGAAGATATTCCTTCCATTGGACCAAGAAAGGTAAGATCTACAGATACACTTGACTTTAGACCAAGAGTATCTCAGTTTACTGTAACGGATAAATCTCCATTTGACTTCGACTCAAGAAGTTTTGGAACATTACCAAAACTTATCTTAAAACCAAAAGAAAGTTCACTTATTGGATATAATTATTACTTACCAAGAATCGATAAAATTTATCTTGATACTTTTGGAAACTTTATTGTTCAAAAAGGTATTTCTGGTGTAAATCCAAAAGTTCCATCAAATAACAATCCAGATGGTTTGATGGATCTGGGAACAATTTCTCTCCCAGCATATCTTTATGATCCTAGCGATGCAGAAATTTCTCTTGTAGATAATAGAAGATATACAATGAGAGATATTGGAAATCTTGAAGATAGAATTGAAAATCTTGAACGTGTAACATCTCTCTCGCTCTTAGAAGTTAACACTCAAACTCTTCAGGTTCAGGATGCATCTGGAAATAACAGATTCAAGACAGGTTTCTTTGTTGATGATTTCAAGAACAACTCTTTGATTAACCTGGATATATCTTCCATAGAGGTAAATACTGACACTCAAGAATTAACAACGATTGTTAGCGATAATTCTCTCAAGGGACAAATCGCACCTTCAACAGACATTACTGATGAGAATTTAGATATTTCTACAAACTTTGATCTATTAGATTCTAACGTCCAAAAGACTGGAAGTGCTATTACTTTAAAATATACAAATGTTGGATGGATCGAACAACCATTAGCAACAAGAGTAGAAAATGTAAATCCATTCCATGTTGTTTCATATAATGGATTTGTAAAACTATCTCCATCTAGCGATAGTTGGGTTAGAACAGTTAGACTTCCTGAGTCAAATTCAACTATAACAAGAAACGTTCCAGATCCAAATCGTGCGGGAACGACTGGAACTTTTGTTACCTCCAGAGATGTTGTTGTATCTTCTGGTAGAGATGCATACATGCGTTCCAGAAATACACAGTTCTATGCAAATAACTTAAAACCACTTACAAGATTCTATCAATTCTTTGATGGAAATGGCAGTGTTGATTTTATTCCAAAATTACTTGAAATTGCCAATGATAGCACTTTGGCAAATTATGGATCAGTAGGAGCATTTGAAGTAGGAGAAACTGTAATTGGTTATAATGATGGTGAGTCTGTAATTTCTTTCAGACTTTCATCTGGAAATCATAAAGAAGGCGCATTTAATTCTCCATCAAAAACTTTCAATATAAATCCATATGCAAAGTCAGAGAATTTATCTGTTTCATATAGTCAGTCAACTAAAGTTCTGAATGTTGATACATTTGCACTGTCTGAAGAAGCACAAGGTAAGTATTTTGGATATGTCAAAATTGGAACAAAACTAGTCGGTCAGACTAGTGGCGCTGTTGCATACGTCAAAGATCTTCGCTTGATTAGTGATAATTATGGAGATCTTTTAGGTTCATTCTTCTTGAGAAATCCATTAGAAGTTCCAGCTCCAGCGGTTAGAATTACCACAGGAACTAAGACATATAAGTTGACAAACAGTTCTACAAACGCTGCTCCTCTTCCTGGAAGTAAGTTACAATCTACTGCAGAAGCAGCATATAAGTCTGAAGGTAGATTTGAAGTTCGTCAACGTCAAACTACAAGAGTAACTGCTAATTTCTATGATCCATTAGCACAATCATTCAGTGTAGGTGGAACAATTGATGCGCCAGATTTAAATGGTCAGAATAGCGATGCAAATGGTGCTTTCTTAACAGCAGTTGATCTCTTCTTTGCTAACAAACCATCTGGTAATGATCCAGTAAGAATTGAAATTAGAACTGTTGAATTGGGAACTCCAACCAGAACTATTATTGGAAGTCCTGCGGTATTGAGACCTAGTGACATTACAACTTCAACAAATGGTGCGACAGCAACAAGAGTAACATTTGATTATCCAATTTTCCTGGCACCAGGTCAAGAATATGCAATCGTTGCTGTAGCAGAAACTACAGACGAATATGAACTTTGGATAGCAGAAATGGGAGAGAAGACTGTAAGCACACAATCTTTACCTGATGCAGAAGCAGTCGTATATTCCAAACAATTTGCTCTTGGAAGTCTGTTTAAGTCTCAAAATGGATCTATTTGGACTGCTAACCAGTATCAAGATCTTAAGTTCAAACTTTATAAAGCAAACTTTACGTCAACAACTGGAACGGCATTCTTCTATAATCCAACATTAGATGAAAGCAACGGATATGTTAAAAAATTAAATAATAATCCAATCACAACTTTACCAAAAACAGTAACTCTTGGAATCACAACTACAACTGATACCAATGCTATTGGAATTTTAACGACAGGAAGAAAAATTGCTGGTTCCAATCAATTTGGTTATGGTTACATCATAGGAACTGGAAGTTCTGTCGCAAACGTTTCTATTACTGATGGTGGAGAAAACTATGTAACTGCATCCAATTTAGAAACTACATCTATTGTTGGTAGTGGTTCTGGACTTAGACTTAGTATTACCGCAGCAGACGGTGTTATTACTGGAATTGCTGGAACAACAGTTACAGGAAATGGATATCAAGTTGGCGATGTTGTTGGCATCGTAACAACTCTTGGTAGAGATGCTAGAATTACAATTGATTCTATTACCGGATTAGATACTCTCTATCTTTCTAATGTACAAGGCGAAAAAGGAACATCTAAGACTTTCAAAGTTGGTGCTGCAGTAAGTTACTATAATGATTCTGGAACGGTTGTTTCTCTTGCAAGCACGACGATTACCGATAGAACATCTGAAGGTGGAGGATTAAATTCCGGAAATTACTTGAGAATAAATCACTTTGATCACGGAATGTATTCCTCTACTAACAAAGTAGTAATTTCCGATGTTGAACCAGATGTTCCTTCCACTACATTATCTTCTAATTTGACAATAGATGAAACAGCAACTATAAGCATTGCTAGCACTGCAAACTTTGGAACCTTTGAAGGTCAAACAGTATCAGGATCTTATCTTGGATACGCAAAGATTGGCGATGAAATTATTTCTTACAGTGCTGTTGGTAGTGGAACTCTTACCATAAGTTCAAGATCAGTAGAAGGAGTTGTTCAACCACATTCCTCTGGTTCTTTGATTACCAAGTATGAACTAAATGGAGTATCTCTTAGAAGAATTAATGGCGTAACACATGATGTAAGTTCTTTATCTAACGATATAGATCAATATCACGTCCAAATTGACATGTCAACCAATGGTTCCGATAGATCTAATGATGGAGATACGTCTGGCACTCCTCAACTGTCCTTCAATTCCGAAGCATCGGTAGGTGGAGAAAACTGCAAAGCAACCGAGAACATCCAGTTTAATGAAATTGTTCCTAACTATGATATCTTAACTCCAGGATCTTCAACATCGGTAACTGCTTCTGTAAGAACAACTACAGGAACAAGCGTAGACGGATCTGAAACATCATTTGTTGACAATGGTTTTGAAAGTGTTGAACTCAATGAGGTTAACAGATTGAATTCTGTCAGACTTGTAGCATCTAATATTAATGAAACAACAAGTCTTACAACTCTTCCAAGAAATAAGTCATTTACGACTGGTATTACTTTAAATACAGAGGACTCTAATCTTTCTCCAATCATTTATACCGATACGGCGTTTACCGAGTTTAGAATGAATAGATTGAATAGTCCTATTTCGGATTATACCTCTGATAATAGAGTAAATTCTCTTCTATTCGATCCACATGCAGCAGTTTATGTTTCAAATACAGTAAATCTTGCACAAGAAGCTTCCTCTCTCAAAGTAATACTTGCTGCTTATAGACACGAATCTGCTGATTTCAGAGTTCTCTACAGTTTAATTAGGGCAGACTCTAGTGAAGTAACACAAGAGTTTGAGTTGTTCCCTGGTTATGATAACTTGACCATAGGTGCTGATGGAACAATTACTCCTGTTGATGCATCAAAGAACAGTGGAAGACCAGATACATTTGTTCCAGCAAGTCTGGAAGATCAGTATCTTGAGTATGAGTTTACAGCAGATAATTTAGATTTGTTTACTGGATATACCATTAAAATCGTAATGTCTGGTACTGATCAGGCACATGCTCCAAGGATTAAAGACCTTAGAACTATTGCGCTGAGATGATACGAGTTGAAGGTCATAAAAATCTCTATAGAGATGAAAAAAGTGGTGCCATAGTAAATTGTGACACCACTTCATATAATCAATATGTCAACTCTTTAAATTATAAAGACTTGCAAAGACGGGAATTGGATAAAATGAAGGAAGATATTGATGAGATAAAATCTCTATTGAAAGAGATGCTAAATAAGAAATAATTTGGAAGCGTAGTATCAATATAAATATCTAAAGGAATACTAATCGTTTGAAATAATGGCAATTTATGTATCCAATATTGTAATTGAGCAAGGATATGATTTTGACACTTCCTTTCAATTGGAGGATACTAGATCAAATTCTTATTTGGACTTAACTGGATCATCAGTCTCAGGACAAATCAGGAAACATTATGGAGCATCTACATCTGTATCCTTTGGATCAACAGTAACTGATGCACTATTGGGAATTATATCTATTTCTCTAACTGCTAGTCAATCGGCAGACTTGAAACCTGGTAGACATGTATACGATTTAAAAATAATTTCTGCTGCTGGTAAAGAGTTTAAAGCGGTGGAAGGATCAGCATTAGTAAGAGCAGGGGTAAGTAGGTAATGACTAATCTAAACGATAGAATAGGTTCGCAGAACGTAATTCGCGTATTATCCAACGCTTCTGCACCACCATCACGATTAGTCAACTTAACAGATGTAAATTCATCTTTAAAGGCAAAGGATGGTTTAATCTTAGTTTGGAATGCTTTGGATGAAGTATTCTACATGACGGATACAATTGATTCGTCATCTTTAATTGCAACAGGAATAGTAACATTCTCAAACACCACAGAATCAACTTCAACAACTACTGGTGCAGTAATTGTTAGTGGTGGAGTTGGAATTGCCAAAAATTTAAATGTTGGTGGAGATGCAAAAATAGTCGGTGTCGTAACATTTGGCACTGGCACTATAGTTGTTGATGGAACTAATGAGGTAATAACAGTTGGTTCTTCCGTAACTATAAGTTCGGCAGATGGAATTACAACACCATCTATAACTGTTTCCGGAAATTTAAATGTTGCGGGTGTAACTACACTCGCCTCTTCTGGCGGAATTACAACTACTGGCGGTAGTCTCTTTGTAAATAACAATCTAACCGTTGGTCGAAACTTAAAAGTAGATGGCACTTCAGAATTTATAGGTGTTGCCACATTTAGAGGTGGGACCATAAATCTTGGCGATGCCGCCAGCGATGATATCAACGTAGGTGGCGAATTTGTATCAAACTTAACTCCAAATGATGATGCAACCTATGATTTAGGTATTGAAGGGAAGCGTTGGAGAAATGCAAGATTTTCTGGTCTTGTAACAACAACAGATTTATATGTTTCTGGAGTATCGACATTTATTGGTGATATTAATATTGATGGTGGAGTTGATGTTGATGGCGATTTAGAGATAGATAATCTTAATGTTTCTGGTCTTTCCACATTTACTGGCGCTGCAGATTTTAATGGCGACATTGATGTTGATGGTCATGCAGAACTAGATAATCTTAATGTTTCTGGAGTTGCAACATTTGCCCAAAATGTTGAGATTACTGGAAATCTTACTGTCAATGGAACTCAAACTGTTATAAACACCAATATACTTGAAGTTGAGGATATTAACATTGGTATTGCTTCTGCAACACCAAAATTAAGTGATGCCGCACTAGATGGTGCAGGTATTACTATTCATGGTCTTGCTGGAGATAAGACTCTCACTTGGGATAATTCAAACTCTCGTTTAGCATTTAATACTGACGTTTATGCACCAAATTATTATGCAGGAACATTTGACGGTCCAAATGGAATTGCGTACTTTGACGATACTGGAAAACTTGTTGGTGCAGCAAGCACACAGTCTGGTGTAACCACCACTAACTACATTCTGACTACAAATGCCAGCGGACTGCCGGTTTGGACGACAACCATTGATGGAGGAGAGTACTGATGGCAAAACCAAGCACAAGACAGGGACTGATTGATTATTGCCTAAGAAGACTTGGTGCTCCAGTTTTGGAAATAAATGTCTCTGATGAACAAATTGATGACTTAGTAGATGATGCTATTCAGTATTTCAACGAACGGCATTTTGATGGCGTCGAAAAAATGTACTTAAAGTACCAAATAACTAGTGATGACCTTGCTAGAGGCAAGGCTAGTGGAACAAGTGGTGTTGGAATTGTAACTACAACAGGAACTTCTACGATTGTAGGAGCAGCAACTACTTTTAGTTTTTATGAAACTTCAAATTACATACAAGTTCCAGATTCTGTTATTGGTATTGAAAAGATATTCAAATTTGATACCAGTTCCATTTCTGGTGGAATGTTCAGTATAAAATATCAACTATTTTTGAATGATTTGTACTATTTTAATTCCGTAGAATTACTTCAGTATGCTATGGTCAAATCTTACTTGGAGGATATTGATTTCTTATTAACAACAGATAAACAAGTACGATTTAACAAGAGACAAGATAGACTTTATTTGGATATTGATTGGTCAGCACAAGCAGCAGGAGACTTTTTAGTTATCGAATGTTACAGAGCACTGGATCCAGCATCTTTCACTCAAGTTTACAATGACAGTTTTGTTAAGCAATATCTTACCGCACTTATAAAGAGACAGTGGGGTCAAAACTTGATAAAATTCCAGGGCGTAAAACTTCCTGGAGGAACAGAGTTAAATGGAAGACAATTGTATGAGGATGCATTAAGAGATCTTGATGAAATAAAACAGAGAATGTCTTCTGAATATGAATTACCACCAATGGATCTAATTGGATAATCATGACATTAAATCCCTTCTTTCTTCAAGGATCAGCTGGCGAACAGTTCCTTATTCAGGATCTGATAAATGAGCAGTTGAAAATATATGGCATTGAAGTATATTATTTGCCAAGAAAAATTTTTAAAACTGATGATATTATCAGAGAAATACAATCATCCAAATTTGACGATTCTTTCATAATTGAAGCATATCTGAATAATTATGATGGATATGCTCCTGGAAGCGACTTGATGACCAAATTTGGATTGAAATTGCAAAACGAAATTAGTTTAACAATTTCAAAAGAGAAATACGAAGAATTTATTGCTCCATTTTTGGAAGGTATTAGTGCTGGTATTAGAGAGGGTAGAATTACAGAATATACTTTTGCAGATTTAATTACTAGACCCAAAGAAGGAGATTTAATTTATTTTCCACTTGGAGAAAGGTTATTTGAAATCAAAAGAGTAGAACATGAAAAACCTTTTTATCAATTGGGTAAAAATTATGTTTATGAGTTAAGTTGTGAACTTTATGAATATGAAAATGAACTTATTGATACATCCATCGATGAAGTTGATTATGCTGTAAGTGATGAGGGATATAGTACAACCCTTAGACTTGTTGGTAGTGCAACCACAGCAACGGCGACCATTAGTGGAATATCTACATCTACATCATCTATTGGTAGAATTGTTTTATCAGATGATGGAAATGGATATACAAGCACACCTACGGTAACAATTTCTGCGCCAACTTCTGGTACAACTGCAACTGCAGTAGCGATAACAACATCTGTGGCAAATGTTCAATCCATAAAAGAAATAAGATTAACTAATGCTGGTTCTGGATATACATCAACAAATCCACCAACAGTAACGATTAGTGGGGGTGGAGGATCTGGAGCTGCAGCTACTGCAGTTGTCACTTCTGGAGGAATTTTAGGATTCACAATAACAGAATCCGGAGTTGGATATTATGGATCTGTCCCAACAGTAGCAATTAGTACATCACCAACGGGTCAAAATGCATCTGCAACTGCCGTCGTTTCTGGTGGCAAACTGACCGCAATTCAAATTACAAATGCTGGTTCTGGATATACATCAATACCAACGGCAACCATTTCTTCACCAACATCTGGGATTGGAACATTTGTTTATAATGAACTAGTTACTGGGCAATCTTCTGGTGTAACCGCAAGAGTTAGAAACTTTACCAGAAGAACTAGTATTGAAAATACTCCAATAGACATGGAAGTATCTATAAATACTGGTAATTTCTTGGTTGGAGAAACCATTACTGGTAGTATATCAACAACTGCATCATTTATAGTTCAATCTTATAATAGAGAAAGTTTTGATAATCCATATGATGTCAATGAAGAGATAGAAACTGAAGCAGATAGTATTTTAGACTTTACAGAGTCTAATCCATTCGGAGATTATTAATGTTAGGAACTTACTTTTATCACGAAATAATAAGAAAAACCATCATCGGGTTTGGAACATTATTCAACAACATTTACATCCGCCACTCAAAAGATAATGGAACTGTCTTAGATGAGACTAAGGTTGGGATTTCTTACGGTCCCATGCAAAAGTTCCTGACAAAAATTCAGGAGCAAGCAAATCTTAATAAAACTGTTGCAATTACTTTACCTCGAATGTCTTTTGAAATGATATCTATGCAGTATGATCCAACAAGAAAGTCGGGTGTAACTCAAACTTTTAAGGTAACAGATGGAACAAACTTGAAAAAAGTTTACATGCCAGTTCCTTATAATATTGGTTTTGAACTTAATATTTTTAGTAAATTGAATGATGATGCTTTGCAGATAGTAGAACAAATCCTACCATTTTTCCAACCATCTTTCAATTTAACGATTGATTTAATTGATTCTATCGGAGAAAAAAGAGATATTCCTATAATTTTAGACAGTATTGATTTTCAAGATGATTATGAGGGAGATTTTAACACAAGAAGAGCATTAATATATACTTTAAGATTTACTGCCAAAACATATCTCTTTGGTCCTGTTGCTGAAACAACTGATGGACTTATTCGTAAGGTTCAGGCAGACGTTTATAGCGACACTAATACAGCAACTGCAAAACGTGAAATGAGGTATACAGTAACTCCAGATCCAGTCAGTGCCGACCCAGCTGCTGGAGATGATTTTGGATTTAGCGAAAACTGGGAGTTCTTCACAGATTCCAAGTCTTATAGTCCTACACAACAACAAGACATTTAGTAAATTATGAATGATAATTATGATGCTATAGATGACGCTCTCAATGTAGAGAGTAGTATTGTGAAACCAGAAAAAGTTTCATCAGAAATTCAGAGTGTAAAACCAAAAGGTCCTGATATTGAAAAAGACTATGAGTACACTCGTGCTAATTTATATTCTTTGATTGAAAAAGGACAAGAAGCAATCAATGGAATTATGGAACTTGCAGGTGAGGGTGGTAGTCCAAGAGCATATGAAGTTGCTGGACAATTGATTAAGAGTGTTGCCGACACGACAGACAAATTGATTGATTTGCAGAAAAAACTCAAAGAAGTTGAGGACACTACGGTTAAAACAACTAACAATAATGTTACCAATAACGCCGTGTTTGTTGGATCAACCACAGAGTTACAAAAACTACTCAAACAAGGTTTTCTAAATAATAAAGAGTAAACTTTTTTCCCAATGGGTTGGTCTGAAAAATATAAAAAATCAATTGATTGTGGCAACCCAAAAGGTTTTAGTCAACGTGCCCATTGTCAGGGTAGAAAGAAAAAAATGTCAGAAGAAAAGAAAGATCACGAATACTCAATGGCACGGTCTGAACTAAAGACCGTTACTAATGCTGTAAAGCGTCTTCAAAAGAAAATGGGTAAAAAGGGTGAAGGTAATTTAGAAGCATGGGTACAATCTAAAATTACTAAGGCGGCAGATTATATTGATACTGCCGCAGATTATGTAACTAATGAAGAAACTAAATCTGGAGATGAAGGTCTTCGTGATTGGTTTGGTAAATCCAAATCTTCTGATGGTAAAAAGGGGTGGGTTCAACTTGGCGGTAAGTATGCGGGCAAACCTTGTGCCAGACAACCAGGACAAACTTCTACACCAAAATGTGGAAGTTCCAAAATGGCAGCAAATTTGAGTGATGAGGAAGAAGAAAGAGCGAGAAGAAGAAAAAATCGTCAAGATCCAAATCAACCAGAAAAAACTGGTGGCGCAAAACCAACTAATGTTAAAACTGAAGAAATGAACATTCAAGAGGTAAAAGATAAACCAGGCAAGGGTAGTGGCAAGAAAGATGCTTGCTACAATAAAGTCAAGTCTCGTTATTCTGTATGGCCAAGTGCATATGCATCAGGAGCACTTGTAAAGTGCCGCAAGGTTGGTGCTGCCAACTGGGGTAATAAATCTGAGAATTATGACTTCTCAAACTGGAGAGAAGATTTTAAAGCACTTGAAATTGAGACAGTAAACCTGATTGAACCAGAACCAATTAAAGGTGGTCAATCCATTGATGAAAAATGTTGGGTTGGATACAAGCAACTTGGTATGAAAAAGAAAGGGAACAAAATGGTTCCAAACTGTGTGAAAGAAGGTGAAGAAATAAATGAAATCCATGGTCAGGCACATACACCACATGAAGTGCCATCTGGTAATATCAAAAAATTAGTAAAAAAAGCAGTTAAAAGAATTGATACTGATGCTGATGGTGATGTTGATAATAACGACAAAGCAAAAGGGGAACTTGGAGAATTTATTCCTGGCGTAGGAAATAAAAGACTCTATAGTATGACTAGACCCAAAACTGCAAAAGAAAATTTCTCAAATTGGAGA